ACGAGCTCTTTCAGTTAATCTACCATAATTTGTTATGTCTCTTCTAATTGCTTTATAATCTGCATTTCTAATTTTTAAACCCGTTTCTAAATTTACTAATAATTGCATATCTGTTGCTCGAGAACTAGTTGCCAATTTAGAAAGGTATCTGTTTAAAGCCATTGTTGGTATGGAAGTTCTATTTCTTAATATCATTGCACTTTTTGGATCTTTTAATTTATTGATAGCCTTTTCATCTCCTGTAACAAAGTATATAAAATTGTACAGGTCAGTACTATTCATTCTAAAACGTTTGTAGGAAGAATGAGCTGTTGTTTCTTTAGCATAAGACTTTGCAAAATGTTTGTATGTAGAATATTGACTTAATAATGCTAAAATTAAAACACTTAGATATAATCTTTCGCAACAATCTGTATAGGATAATTCCATTTGACCATAAGCATTACGAGTCATTCTAGCTTCATATATTTCTTCTATAAATTGCATACTTTTATCATCTAACATAATTAATTACTCAGTTTATTTGAATGAAATTTAAATAAATGTTGGTCAAATTGAGCTGAAATTAAAGCTTCTTTCATTTTGTCTTTTTTAGGAGACTTAAAACATTCAATAAGTTTTTTATGAGATGCAACATGATCCTCATGAGTTAGATATACTTTATTTTCTTTTGTATCTGTTCCGCCTATACTTTCAGGAAGAATCCAATGTTGGACTGTACTTTTACCTTTTGTTTTTTTAGGTAAAGTTTTAACCCATTTAACATATCTGTCGTATTTTATACACATTTATACAGAAATTCCTAACTCATTTAATTTCTTTGTAGATTCGGCTATTTTCTTTTTGTTATCTGCTAAATCACGTCTTAATGCATTCATGCTTTTTTTTAATTCTTTTTCTGGTGAAGGTAAATTAGGAACTCTTATGGCCATTTTCTCTGCGATGGCTTCCATGTTATCTAAGTCCCCAACTAAATTATTAAACTCTATTTCAGATATAGAACCATTGAGTTTTTGTGTTGCAAAGTCACTAGCCATTGCTACTTTCTTTGCCGCTATTTCTTGAGTTTCTTTAGCTAAAGCTAAGGCTTCACTTTTTAGTGCTTCAACGTCTGGTACTATTCTACCATGAATATCTGATTTTGTTGGTATAGACATTTATTGCCCACCTCTGTCATCCACGTTCATATACATTTGTCCAAATAATGTTATCATATCTGGTGTCTGTAAAAATTTAGTTAATGTTGCAGAATTTTGTATATCTTTAGTAAATTGTAATCTTATAGCTGGTTTAATTTGTTCTGACGTTAATAAATCTCTTAACATCTGTGCTTGGGCTACAGTTACTCTGTGTGATTGACCATCATCTGTTACTACGGTATCTACGGGTTTAGGATTACCTTGACTATCTAAAACTTTTCCTAACTGATTAAAGAGAGAATCTTCTTTAAAGTCTTTATCGTAAGTTGATGAAGGATCCAAATCAGCTGGATCTTTAAATTCATTAAATCTCATATCATTCTCCTTTTATCTATTTATTGCTCTATTGGCTTTAGTAAAACCGGATCTTCTAACAAGTTTTATGTCGCCTAAGACATAACCTTCTCCACCAGGTTTACCGTTAACAGTTGCTTGTACATCTCCTTGGGCAGTATCTAATTGACCTATTATATTATCTTTTGCTTTCATAATACCACTTACTGTATTCCAAAGGGCCACGAAAGCGTTCATATTTTGTTTTACATATTCTATAATTTTTTGTTTCTTAGGGTCGCTTACTGAACTTGTCATTAACCATCTAGAAAAATCAGAACCTAGATTAATTAAACAATTTCTTTCTACGCAACTATTTGTATATGTGTATAATGTATTAGGTAGGTCAGTTAGTTTCATACTTGCTAATTTGTTCTTATCTAGTAAAGCATCTATGGCATTAGCATTTTGACTAACAACACTTTTAATTCGATTTAATGCGTTGGTATCAATGTTTACTTGTTTGTTTACAGTTGTAGGAGGAATTACTAAAAATTGATTACCTTGTATTGTTTTAAGATCATCAATAGGCAAAATTCTTCCTTGTTCACTCATCATATTATGAACTACTACTCCAGCTTTACTTTTTGCTATTCTTTTTCCTAAATCACTTGTTGTATCTACACTATATTCAACGACATTAGGTTTAAACACAAATCTGTTTTCTCTTACTTGCGGAGATTCAAAATATAACATATCTCCATTATAATAACCTTGAAACTTATTAGGTATTGCTTTTTCGGCGAAAGTAAAAACAGGTGCTAATTTACTTGCATATCTTTCATATGAATCTGCTTTTGCTGGATTTTTTTCTGCTCGGGATCCAATCATTCCTTTTAGGTCATCTGGATTTGTAGGTCTACCATCATATGTTTTTGCATGAAAGCCATGTTTATCTGTAAAAATAAATTCTCCATTAGGATTTCTACCAAATACTACTGCTGGTGCACCATCCCATTTAATTGTAAGATTTTTAGGATTTTTTGCTAAACTTTCTATTTGGCTTATGGCTCTTAATGCACCTCTACTACCTTCCCAGAAAATAAGATCTTCTGCGTGATCAATTCTCGCTTTTTCCAATAAAGGAGTTTTGCAGTTACCAGTTACTTTTTTAAATTCTACTAATTTCATTTTATACGATTAATTAAACTCCTGAACCATACAGGAACTCCTTCAATAACGTGCTCAGGTAATTTCTTTCCTATTTTTGCAAGACTATCTCTAAAGTCGGCAACTAGTTCTTCATAGTCTGAAGCACCTTTTATATTGTTATGAATATTTTCTACACTATCAAGATCAGATCCTTTAGCATTTCTTCCTAGTAAGAGTGATGCAATTTCATCAGGATTTTTAGATACTGGTTCATTAGTTGTTCTTTTTAAAAGTCCGGCTTTGTGACTCCATTTATAACCTCTTGCTTTTGAAATGCTGGCTATGAACACGTGTCTGTCTGCACCTGTGTAATTGGACCCTGGAGCTGATCCTTTCAAACTCCAGGACATCCAATTTGGGTCTCCGAACATTAAGTCAGTTTGTACGTATCCATTTTTAGCACTACCATTGATGGGTGTTTTAAAATGAACACTTATACCACTTTTCTTAATCCATTTTGACGGGTCTTGCTTATTAGCTTGAGCCCATTGTGTCAATTTTGTTACTAGTTGATCTTTTGTAATTTTGTTTTGATCTACTGCAACATCAATATCTCCACTTGTAGACTTGATGCCTGTAGTTCCTAATTTGTTTGATTGTAAAGATAAGCCTGTAACTTTTTCTAGCCAGGCAATTGTTGGATCTACGTCTGCTTGATTAATTCTTTGAGTTGTAGGTTTACCGTCAGGACCTCTGAATATATTTCCACCTTCATTAAGATTCATCCTGCTTACCCTCAATAATCTTTTTAATACCCACTTTAAATTTTTTTGATTCACCATTTTTAATAGAATTAATGAATCTTCGTTCTAGTTCTTGGGCCTGATCAGGAGGATAGTTATTGTTGATAACGTTTAATAGGTTAACAGCACTTTCTATAATGTTGCTACCTGTAGTTTCTAGAAATGCTTCAGTATCCTTTACTCTATGAATACTATGCAAATCATCTAAAATCGACCTTGTCGTCTTTTTCATTTTCCTGTCCGTTTGACCCTAATAGCAGTATTTACCGCTCTAATGGCAAATATGCCACCGGATCAAGAGTACTTTAATTGTATTATTGAGAGGTCTACCCTAAGAGTAGTGCTATTAGCACTACTACTATGAATAATTGTAGCCAGGTTTTATTAGAAAAGTCCATTAGTTTAACCCTTGAGGTACGTTTTTACTCTTAGGGATAAAACTTCTAGGTGAATCAGGATCTTCCAATGGTATAATAATTTCTGGGCTATTACCATCTTCTACCCATTTTCTCCACTCGGTAAATTGAATACCGTCCATACAGTAGATTTCTCCACGGGATTCTGGAAATGTAGCCATAAAATATTCTTTAACCATAGGTGATGCATTAATACAATTAGCCATACTGTTATAAGTAGACTCTTGCCAAATACCTTGGCATTCTGCACCTATGCAAAACACAATTACCATAAAGAATTTTTCCATATTATTTTCCTTCGTTCACTAATTTATTTACGGTCATTTACCGCAAAGTTAAATGGCTATAAAAGTTAAGTGAGTTTATTTCTTGTTAGTGAGCTTATTAATTAATTCGAACGCAACTTTAACCTTCTCCTCTAGCACCTTGATTCGATAATGCGATTGAGCGAGAACCACAATTAACATTATGAAGGCCACAAAGATAGGCCATAGCTTAGATAATATCGTTATTGCTTCTGTTGGTTCCATTAAAACTATTTATATCTAAAAAACAGGGTTAAGTTGTTATTGTATAAACCTTGATTTTTTCGGTTTTACCTTTAACAGTAATGCTATCTATGAATTTAAAAGGGTATAAATGCTCTCTGCCTTGTATAGTATTTTCTGAAATTATTATAGTTTCACCTAAAGTTTTGCTAGAACTTTCTAAACGTGATGCAAGATTAACAGGGTCTCCTATTACAGAGTAGTCAAACCGTTGATCAGAACCCATATTTCCTACAAGTGCTTTACCTGTGTTAATTCCTATGCCTATGTTAATGGTAGGTAGTCCTTCTGCTTTTAGTTCTTTGTTTAATGCAGTTAATTCAACGGTCATTAATAAAGCAGTTCTAATAGCACAACCTTGATGATCTCTAACGTCAATTGGTGCATTCCAAAATGCCATAATACAATCGCCCATGAATTTGTCTATAGTTCCATTATTAGCAATTACAACATTTGTCATACGTGTTAAGAATCTGTTAATAAGTTTTGTAAGTCCTGCAGGATTGCTTTTAAATTTTTCTGATATAGGAGTAAAGCCTCGTATGTCTGAAAACATAAATGTCATTGTTTTTGTTTCGCCACCCAGTTTTAATAGTGAAG